GAGATAATGTAATGGCTGCACCTGAACGAGTCAAAGCCACCATGAAACGGTTGGGGTTAAAAGGAGTTAATAAACCTAAGAGAACTCCTGACCACCCTACTAAGTCTCATGTCGTAATGGCTTCAGAAGGTGGCAAGTATAAACTAATCAGGTTTGGAGAACAAGGAGCTTCCACTGCTGGTAAACCTAAGTCAGGTGAAACAGATAAGATGAAAGCTAAACGAAAAAGTTTTAAGGCTAGACACAGTAAGAATATATCTAAGGGTAAGATGTCTGCTGCTTACTGGGCAAACAAGGTTAAATGGTAATGGATATAAAACCTTCATTACCTGTCATACCATTTCAAACCCATGACAATACTATCTTTGAAGTAGCTGAATACTCTGACCCTACTAATAAGATTAAACGAGTAGAGAATACAGAACGGATGATGAAGGAAAGATCAGAAGAGTATAAACAGGAAACTGCTTATGCTTATCATCCACATAACTCAAGTAAATACAGACCCGGTGAAACGGTAGATTTCGTTATAGCATAGATAGGAAAACAAATGGCTAGTAAACTAACAAAGTGGATTAATAAAAAACTAAAAGATAAAGGTACTACAGCAGCAGCAGAAAAGAAAAAAGCTGGCAAGTATAAAAGTATTAGTGCAGCTAAAAAAGGTGGTAGTCTTTACTACACAGACAAAAACGGTAAAGTAATGATTGCTGCTTTTGCAGAAGATTTAAATTCTGTAAGTGATGTACAGCCAATACCTAAACAAACAAAGATTACACGAGAAGAACTTCTTCCCGGTTCTGACAAAACTTTAAAGGAAGTTTTAGATGCACCTACTACAGAAGCAGGTAGAGCAGCAGCAGCATCTAAACGTAGAGATGCTAAAACAAAAGCTAGTTTAAATAAACCCGGAAACGAAGCAGCTAAAAAAGCTGATGAAAAGTATGGTACACTTAGTGCTATTGAAGCAGCTAAAAAACGTGCAGAAAATAAAAGGAAAGCTAATATGTATGGTGGTGGTATGGCTAAGAAAAAAGGTTATAATAAAGGTGGTTTAAAAACAGCACCGAATAAAGGTGCAGCATCTTTACCTAAAGGAGTACGTAATAGCATGGGCTTTATGAATGCAGGTGGCATGGCTAAAAAGAAAGTAATGACCTACAACCTTGGTGGTATGGTTAAGTCTCAAACAAACCATATGAAAAAAGGAAGATAATCATGGCTGGTAAATATGACACAATGACATTTAAAAAAGCTTTTGCTGCTGCAAGGAAAGCTCTTGGTGGATCAGGAAAAGTTTTTACTTGGAAAGGTAAAAAGTATACTACTGATTTAGCATCAGATAAAAAGAAACCAGTACGTCCTAAGGCTAGACCTAAAGCACCAGTACGTCCTAAGGCTAGACCAGTGTCACCGTCTAAAAGCAGAGAAAATAAAACTGAGGTTAATTTAAACAAACCCGGAAACGAAGCAGCTAAAAAATCTAAAGAGAAACAAGGTACACTTAGTGCTGTAGAACGTGCAAGAGAACGTGCAAGAAAAAAGAAGGCAGCTAATAAATAATGGACTTTACAACACATAAAACAAAGCTTGAAGCTTTAGGGTATGTGGTTGAGCCTAACATCATCACAACTATTCGTGGTGATGTTATGGCTGCAATTGACCCATATGGAGAAGTTTCCTGTAAGTATGAAGATATTAAAGTTATTTTAAATACAACAGTTGAAGAGCCAAAAATAAAAGAAGAAACAAAAGAAGAAGTAGAACTGGTTCGTGCTCGTAATGAAAAAGGACAACTAGTGGCAGATGACCCTACTACTCCTGACGTTAATGAAGCTTGGGTTGCGAAACCTAAAAAGAAAACTTCAAAGAAAAAATAAATGATAAACTATAAAACTACTACTGAGTCAGTAACTGTAGCTGCAACTTCTGCAGGTGCAGATGCTACTGTACTGTACACTTGCCCTGCTAAACACAGTGCTACTTTAGATATGTTATTTCTAAGTAACAATAATGCTGGGGCTAAAAAGATATCAGTACAACATTATAACTCAACTACTGCTACATACAATCATGTGGCAAAAGTTTATAGCATAGCTGCAAACTCTGCTTTTAATTTGTTAGATGCATCACAAATGCATATTCAATCAGGAGACAAGATTGTTCTCTATGCTGAAACTACTAATACAATAGAATCTACAATATCTGTTAAAGAATACTATAACCCAAACAGATAACGGCTATGCAAAGAATAGGGCTACTCACTTAGTAAAAAATATGTAAAACTATCTCCAGCACAACAAAAAGGAGATAGTGCATGTTTAAGAAAATAGTTAAGTTTATTCAAACAAGTCAAGAAAAAAAAGTAGCCTTATGGCAATTACAAAATATGACTGACATGCAGTTAAAAGATATAGGAGTAACTCGTGGTCAAATCTACCAAAAAGTCTACCGTTAATGCGGCTGGGAATTATACTAAGCCTAGTATGCGTAAACGCCTTGTGTCTTCCGTTAAAGCTGGAAGCAGTGGGGGGAAGCCCGGACAGTGGTCGGCTCGTAAAGCACAAATGGTTGCCAAACAATATAAAGCAAAAGGTGGGGGATACACATGAAAAGATACTTTAAAAGATTACTTTGTGCGGTATTAAATCGTAAGTGTAGTCCAAAATGTAATTGTTGTTAAGAAAGGTTTATAATCATGAAGGGTGTAAAACACTATAAAAAAGATGGTACTGAACATAAAGGCAGTACTCATAAAATGAAAGATGGCTCTTTACACAGTGGTAAAACACATAGTAAAACAAGTGTAAAATTATTTCACTATAAAGATTTAAATAAAACAGCAAAGGCTAAAGCAGATGGCACTAGCAAAAAGTCAAAAAAGTCTTAAATCTTGGACTAAACAAAAGTGGAAGACTAAGAGTGGTAAACCCAGTGCTAAAACTGGTGAACGGTATTTACCTGCTAAAGCTATTAAGTCTCTTAGCAATGCTGAATATGCTTCTACAACCAGAGCTAAACGAAAAGGCACTAAGGCAGGTAAGCAGTTTGTGGCTCAACCTAAAACTATTGCGAAGAAAACCAAAGCCTATAGGAGAGTAACATGAGTCGTAACCTTACAGAGAAACAACAAAAGTTTCTTGATGTTCTTTTTGAAGAAGCAGAAGGTGATCCTGTCGTAGCTAAGAAGCTTGCAGGGTATGCACCTACTGTAGGTACTACTGCTATTGTTAATCCACTACAAAGTGAAATTGCAGAGCTAACTAAAAAGTTTATTTCTTCTGTAGCAACTAAAGCTGCCTACTCTATGAAACAAATTATGGAAAGACCTACCGACTTAGGCAACAAAGAAAAAATGGCTGCAGCAAAAGACATCTTAGATAGAGGTGGGTTTAAAGCTTCAGATAAAGTAGAGATACAAACAGCTAACCCATTATTTATTTTACCCCCAAAACATGCCGAAGATAACTAATACTTGGACATTACCTGCCCCTCCAGAAGGGGAGGTTTACGAATGGTATCCTGTAGTAAGGGTAGGAAGAATAATTCCATTTGGCTATAGACAAGACCCTACTGACTGTGATATACTATTACCTATAGCAGAAGAACTTGATTTGTTTGAAGAAGCTAAAAAATACCTCAAACAATATAGCTATAGAGATGTAGCTGCTTGGTTAAGTGAAGAATCAGGCAGGTACTTATCACACGTAGGTCTAATGAAAAGAGTTAAACTTGAGTCAAAACGTAAGAAAGAAGCTTCAAACCAACGCCAGCTTGCAAAAAAATACAAAGAGGCGTTACACAAAGCAGAAAAACTTGAAGGTAAAAGACTTGGAGGAAGAAATCTCAAGTCCACAGATAGTGCCACAGAGGGTAGGGAAGCAGTATGAACAAGAAGTTATCTTTCAACCTAACGATGGGCCACAAACTGACTTCCTTGCTTCAACAGAGCAAGAAGTCTTATATGGCGGCAGTGCTGGCGGTGGCAAGTCTTATGCTATGGTTGCCGACCCTGTAAGGTATTTTAGTAACTCACATGCAAGTATGTTACTAGTTAGACGTAGCACAGAAGAATTAAGAGAACTTATCTCAGTATCTAAACAACTATATCCTAAAGCAGTTCCCGGTATTAAGTTTATGGAAAGAGATAAGACTTGGGTAGCTCCATCAGGTGCAACACTTTGGATGAGTTACCTTGACAGAGATGATGATGTTATGAGGTATCAGGGCCAAGCTTTTAATTGGATTGGCTTTGATGAGCTAACACAATGGCCTAGCCCCTACCCTTGGTCATACATGAGAAGTAGGTTACGTACAACTAGAGCTAGTGGACTACCTCTTTACATGAGGGCTACAAGTAACCCCGGAGGGCCGGGACACCAATGGGTAAAAAAAACTTTTGTTGATCCAGAAACTCCAAACAAATCTTTTTGGGCTACAGACCCAGACACAGGTGAAGTTGTATGTTGGCCTAAAGGACATAGCAGAGAAGGTGAGCCACTGTTTAAACGTAGGTTTATACCTGCTACCTTATTCGATAATCCTTATTTAGCCGAAGATGGTATGTATGAAGCTAATCTTTTATCTTTGCCTGAGCACCAACGCAAACGATTACTTGAAGGAAACTGGGATGTTAATGAGGGAGCCGCCTTCCCTGAGTTTAACCGTCAGATACATGTGGTAGAACCGTTTGAAATACCTAACAACTGGGCTAAGTTTAGGGCTTGTGACTATGGGTACGGATCACATACAGGGGTTGTATGGATTGCAGTAAGCCCTTCAGAACAACTAGTAGTATACAGAGAACTATATGTAAGTAAAGTAATTGCCACTGATCTTGCTGATATGATACTAGATATTGAAGATGGAGAAAAAATACGGTATGGAGTTCTTGATTCATCTTTATGGCACAATCGTGGTGACACTGGCCCTAGTCTAGCAGAACAAATGATTGTTAGAGGTTGCAGGTGGAGGCCAGCAGATAGGTCTAAAGGTTCTCGTGTATCGGGTAAAAACGAAATACATAGGAGACTGCAGGTAGACGAGTTTACAGAAGAACCTAGATTAATTTTCTTTAATACTTGTGTTCATACTATTTCACAACTACCAGCAATTCCACTAGATAAAAATAATCCAGAAGATGTAGACACACACGCAGAAGATCACCTATACGATGCTTTACGTTATGGAGTAATGACTAGACCAAGAAGTTCTTTATTTGATTATAACCCAATAAGTAGTTCTGGTTTTCAAGCTAGTGATCCAACATTTGGCTATTAAGGAAAAACAATGGAAGAAGATGAAATACTAATGGAAGAAGTTTCAATGGACTCAGAAGAGTCTATAGGTATGGATAGTGAGGATTCCAATGTTAGTGGTATCGTCGCATTAGTACAAGAACGATATTCTAAAGCTTCAACAGCAAGAGAAGCAGAAGAACATAGGTGGATACAAGCTTATAGAAACTATAGAGGTTTATATGGGCCTGATGTACAATTTACAGAAACAGAAAAGTCACAGGTCTTTGTTAAAGTTACTAAAACAAAAACACTAGCTGCTTACGGACAAATAGTTGAAGTATTATTTGGTAATAATAAATTTCCTATTACTGTTGATCCTACTACTTTACCTGAAGGTGTAGCTGAGTCTGTACAGTTTGAAACAAATGCTGAACTAGAAAAAGCTAAAGGACAAAGCCTTACTCCACTACAACCCGGAGAAACATCTAGCTCACTAAAAGAAAGATTAGCTGGACTAGAAAAATCTCTTATGCCAGTAGAAGATAAACTACAGGAAGGTGCAGGTACTACACCTACACAAGTAACTTTTAATCCTGCAATGGTAGCTGCAAAGAAGATGGAAAAGAAAATCCACGATCAGCTAGAAGAATCTAACGCCAATAAACAATTACGTATAGCTGCATTTGAATGTGCTTTATTTGGTACTGGTGTAATGAAAGGGCCGTTTGCAGTAGATAAAGAATACCCTAGTTGGGGTGACGATGGTGAATACTCACCTACAATTAAAACTGTACCTCAAGCATCTAGTGTATCTATATGGAACTTTTATCCTGATCCTGATGCAGCTAACATGGATGAAGCCGAGTACATTGTAGAACGTCACAAGATGTCACGTAGTCAATTACGTGCATTAAAGAACCGTCCATTTTTCCGTTCTGATGCTATTGATATGTCAATAGATATGGGTGAGTCTTATGTAAAAGAATGGTGGGAATCCATTATGGAAGATGAGTCTCAAAACTCCAGAGCAGAACGGTTTGAAGTTCTTGAGTTTTGGGGTAATGTAGATACTGATGTTCTTAAAGATTATGATGTAGATATCCCAGAACAACTAAGTGATGTAGATCAGGTTAGTGTAAACATCTGGGTTTGTAAAAATCATATTTTACGTTTAGTTATAAACCCATTTACTCCTGCTGTTATTCCTTACTATGCAGTACCATATGAAGTAAATCCATACTCATTATTTGGTGTAGGTATTGCTGAGAATATGGACGATACACAAACTTTAATGAATGGCTTTATGAGAATGGCTGTAGATAATGCTGCATTATCTGGTAACATGCTAATAGAAGTAGATGAAACTAACTTAGTTCCGGGGCAAGACTTATCTGTATACCCCGGTAAAGTCTTTCGTAGACAAGGTGGAGCACCGGGTCAAGCTATTTTTGGCACTAAGTTTCCTAACGTAAGTAACGAGAACATGCAAATGTTCGACAAAGCAAGGGTATTAGCCGATGAATCAACTGGATTTCCATCTTTTGCTCATGGTCAAACAGGCGTACAGGGTGTGGGCCGTACTGCTTCTGGTATTTCTATGCTCATGTCTGCTGCCAACGGTAGTATTAGGAATGTAGTAAAGAACGTAGATGACTATTTACTTAGCCCATTAGCTAAAGGTTTCTTTAGTTTTAATATGCAGTTTGATTTTGATGATGAAATTAAAGGTGACTTAGAGGTTAAAGCTCGTGGTACAGAAAGCCTTATGGCTAATGAAGTTCGTAGTCAAAGACTAATGCAATTTCTTGGGGTTGTACAAAATCCTGTACTTGCACCATTTGCTAAGATGGACTACATCATTCGTGAAATTGCAAAGTCAATGGACTTAGACCCAGACAAACTTACTAACTCTATGGCAGATGCTGCTGTTCAAAGTGAAATACTTAAAAAGTTTCAAGAAGAAAATCCACAACCACCACAGGCAGGTGGGCCACAGCAAGCTCCTGCTGGTGTTCAGGCTCAAGATACTCAAGGCACTGGGGGAGGTACTATAGGTACTGGTTCTGTACCCCAGCCGGGTGAACAAGGTTTCCCAGCTAATACTGGTGGAGCACCTGTACAATGAGTTTAAAAATGATGGTAAACCAAAAAGATATTTGGGATGCTTTTCAAGAAGAGATAGATCAAAGAATATCTGCTGTACATATTCAAATGGAACAAGCTACTCAAGTAGAACATTTTTGGAGATACCAAGGTGAAGTCTTTGCATTACGTAGGCTTAAACAGCTTAGGGAAAAAGTAAATGGCTGAACCAAAGTTTACTGAAGAAGAACTCAAGTCTATAGAACTAGAGCACAACGACCCCGAATCTGAGTATTATTTACCACCGGGAGAAAAAGGTAAAACTCTTTTAGATGATATAAAAGATTTAATGCCTATGGATTTTTTTAAGTGGTTAGTTAATACTAGAGAACACGGCACTTATAGTGAAGGTGGTGATGTGAAAGATCAAACTAAAAAAGCTATGAGCTATGGTCAACTTATTGTAGACAATATTATTGGTTTAGATAATGACTATGAAAGTCTTGGAGAAAAACTAGGTAAAGCTATCAACAAAGATGAGGTTGGATTTCTTAAAGGTGCAGCCACTGGTATCTATGAAGGAGCTAAAGAGTTTGTAACTAGCCCTATTGATACCACAAAAGAAGCTTTTCAACAAGTAAAACAAAGTGTAAAAGACTTAGGCGGTAAAGACTTAGAAGCTAGACTGCAAGACTTACATGGTGTAACTTCTCAAGAAGCTACAGCAGATCAAATTAACTCTGCTAAAGAATCAGTACTTGAAGATGCAATGGTTACACTGGGATTAATACCTGCAGCTAAAGGTGTAACTACTGGGATTAAAGCAGGTGTAGCAGCTATACCTAGTGGAGTTAAGGCTGATGCAGTTGGTCAGACTAAAGCTTTATTAAGTGGAGACACAGAGTTTTTAAAAGGTACACCTACTGAAAAGTCTACTACACAAGGGGTAGGTGCAGAAGTAACTGGAAGTTTACCTGCAGTTACTGAAGCAGTAAAAAATACCGTAGATAAAGGTTCAGATAACTATGTATATGTAATACATGGTGGAGCTACTTTTGAAGGTCTTCCAGATTTTAACAACCCACTTAGAACAGGAGAATCAAGAGGGGGAACAGGGCTTAACCCACTAGGTAATGGAATGTATGGATTTGTTGTAGATGCAACTAATGTAAAAAAAGCTGTTTCATCTGTTAGTTTTGCACAACATTATGCAAAAAAATATGGGGGTACTTCAACAGCACCGGGTCAACTACATTTATTTAAGGTAAAAAGAAAAGATTTTAATTCTGCATTGTTAAAAGGTGAAGCTCTTAATAAAGCAAGGCAAAGAGGTCTTCAAGGTACAGATGGGTATTACGATAGACAGGGTAAAGATGTTCGTTCAGTAAGCTATGAAAATCTTCAGGGTACACTACATAAATTACAAGAGGTTGCTGTAAAAGATGCATCACTTTTAGAGGAAGTAAAAACTTTTAATTTAGATACTACCCCAGAAGAAATTTTAAAATTTGCACCGCCAGATTTTCCTAATACTAAACCTAAAAAAGAAGTTAGTCCACTTTTTAAAGATAAAGATAAAAGTATAGCCCAACAAACAGATTTTTACAGCCCTATTGTTTCTTCTATAGAAAATTTACCTATAGGTAAAGATGGAATGAAAGGTTCAAGCATTACAGCTTTTTTAAATAAAAGAGCTTCTAATGTAAACAAAACAGAATTATATTGGTCAGGGTTACTTGATATTATTGAACCAGATAAGAAATATACTAAAGCTGAAATAACAGATTTAGTAAACGAACAAACTCCAAAATTATCTATTACAAAAAATACAGGTAGGGAGGGTAGATGGAAAACAACTCAAAGAGTAAAATATCTTACAATAGACCCTGATCCAGAAAAAACTAAAGCTGAAATAGAACGAAGAGTAAGAGAAGAAATGGAACTATTTTATTCAAATGTCCAACGTCCAGCAAGACGAAGGGTACTTGAGGAAAATATAAGAGAGGAGCTAACGAAAGACCTTAAAGTAAATCGTAGAAAAATAGGCGATATAAATGGTTACAGAGAGTTTGTAATAACTAATAAAAATCCTAAGGGTAATACCTATGATATTTCTGAAACAGAATGGACTGATCCTGCTGTTGTTGCACATGCAAGAGGTACTTATGAAGTTGATGATAATAGCAAAAATATATTTATCCTAGAAGAAATTCAAAGTGGCCCAGTACAAAATAATGAGATAGCTACTAGAGAAGGTTATAGAAGAAATAACCCAGAATCAGCAAAAGAATTTACTTTTCTTAATTATTATCAAAAAGAAGTTGTTAGTCTTGTAGATGAATACGTTGCATCTTCTATTTCAAATTTTAATCCTAGATTTTTAAAATATGCTAAAGATAAATATGATCTTGATTTTAATGATGTAAATGATTATGAAACACAAACAGAGTTTGTTACAGAAGCTACAAAAGAAATAATAGAAGACTTAGCTAAATATAAAAAAACTTACATGGATGTTTATACAGATAACATAAATGATGTAGGTGGAGCATACTTTGATATAAGTCAAGAACTCCAAAAAAAATATGGTCTAAAACAATCTGCTTTAGAAAGGAGAAATTTACCTGAATTAGAACCTATAGATAATTTATTAGCTAATGTTGTTTATGATTTTATATTAATAAAAATAGATTTAAAAAGAAATAAACCTACTGCTACAAGTAGTGGCACTCGTTCAGACTTTACACAAAGTTTTAAAGACCCTAGTTATGAAGATGAATTTAATGCTATGGTTCCAATAAAATTAAGTGAGTCAGTTAAAGTAGGATTATTAGCTGTAATAAAAGATGCAAAAAGAACTGGTACAAATAAAATTTATGTACCACCTAATAAAGATATAAGCAAAGCACATAGTCTTGGTGACAAACCTACTAAAGATACTTATACTGATAGTTTACAAAAAGTTTTAAAAAGTTTAAATTCAGAAACTAATGGACAAATTACTTTTAAAAATAAAAACCCAGATGGTATAGAGTTTATATCTGGTGAGACTGCGTTAGAAATAGATATAACAAATTTTAATCTGCCTAAAAACACACAATTAAGACTTGCCGAAGGAGGCTCAGTAAGTAACATGGTTAGACAAACAGAAATGATGTTTGAAGAGGGGGGCATTGCAGACGATGGAATGACTCAAGACCCTGTATCAGGCAATGAAATACCACCCGGATCACTAGCTGAAGAAGTTAGAGATGACATACCTGCCCAACTATCTGAGGGAGAATATGTAGTACCTGCTGATGTCGTAAGGTACTATGGGGTAAAGTTTTTTGAAAATTTACGTACAAAAGCAAAAACAGGCTTGCAAGATATGGAAGAAGGTGGTAGAATAGGTGGAGAGCCAATGCCTATGAATGATGCCTCTGGTATTTCTGATGAAGAATTACAACAAATAATTCAAGAAGAAATGTCTGCAGTTACTCAAGAAACACCTATGATGAATAGAGGTGGGGTAGTAGAAAAACCTACAATGTATATGGCTCCCGGTGGTGACGTTAGTACTACACCAGCAGCATTTACTCCACCAGTTATATCTTCAGGTATGCAGTCTGTGCAGTATATAAATAAAACTACTAATCAAACTATGTACTTTATGTTTATAGACGGTAAGATAAACCCACCCGGTACAGTTATACCTCCGGGATTTACTAGAGTAAATCCTATGGGTGAGCAAGCTCCTGCACCTGAACCTACACCTACACCTAAGCCACCTAAAGATGATGGCCCAGATGATCCACCACCTACTACACAACCAGAAGGTTTTAAAAACTGGGGTAAAGATGGAGAAACATTTAATCCAGACTATGAGTCATGGGCTACAGGTCTTATTGATGGTACTAGTAGTACAAAGAAAAATTTACAAAAAGCTGGTTCATTAGGTTCTTTAGTTAGTCCTGTACTTGGTGTTGCAACAGGTTTAGCAGGTAAAGCACAACCACTAGTAACTGCATCAGAAATAAGAGCCAGAGCTATTATTGAATCAGCTAGAGGTAATGACACAGCAGCAAATAGACTAAATGAAATGGCTGATGAATACATGGGTAAGCAAGGTAAATTTATGGACACCATAGATGAAGTTATTGCTACTGGTATACAAAAAGCAAATGCTGTATTTAAAAGACTTGGCTTTGATAAAGCCCCTGAAACTGCTGCAGAAAAATCAAGATTTAAAACAGCCTTTGAAAAAGAACAAGGTATTTCTGCATCTAAACCTAAAGTTGTAGATACTAAAATTGAACAACCTAAAAAGAACAACAGAGATAAAGACCCATTTGCTTCTTTAACTGCAGCACAACAAAATAGAGTTGGTTCTGCTTCATCAAGTACTGCTTCTGGTCAAGCATCTGCAGAAGCCAAAGCTAAAGCTGCAGGTGTAGATGTTAAAAATTTAAAAGGTAAAGATGATGAAGACTATAATTTATCTGGGTCAGGAATGATTGCAGGATCAAATGTAGGTGCAACTACAGGGGGAGGTAACTATGCAGGGCCGATGAATAAAGGTGGCTTAATGGCTAAAAAGAAACGACAACGATAAGGCTACTCAGCTACGGCTGACCCCAACATAAAGGAAACAAAATGCCTGAACTACAAACTATGGAATCCCCTAAGACAGCAGGGTTCGTTAATCCTAACCACAATAACCGTAACCGTGAACGGATTGAAAGAGAAGAAAAAGAATTGCAAGAACTTGAAGGTAAAACTGAAGAGGATAATCTTGAAGAAAAAAATGTTGAAGAAGAACAGACCGATACAGAAGATGAAGAAAAGACGTTATCAAGAGAAGAGAAATCTTTTAAGAAAAGATACGGTGACCTTCGTAGACATCTTAATGATAAAGAAAACGAATGGAAAGAACGATTTAATAGTTTAGAAAAACGTCTTGAAAAAGAAAACATTGTTCCACCTAAATCAGATGAAGACATTGATGAGTGGGCTAGGCAATATCCAGATGTAGCTGGCATAGTAGAAACTATTGCAGCTAAAAAAGCACAGGAAATGTTTTCTAAAGCAGAGTCTCGTTTACAAAAGCTAGATGAAGAAAAAGAAGAAGTAAGCAGAGGTAAAGCAGAAGATGCAATACGTAAAGCTCACACTGACTTTGATAAGCTACGTGAAGCAGATGAGTTTCACGATTGGGTTGATGCACAACCTAAGTGGGTTCAAAATGCATTATATGAAAACTCCGATGATGCTGACTCAGTAATCCGTGTAATAGATTTATACAAAGTTGACAATGGATTAACTAAGAGTGACTATGCAGCTAAACGTAAAGCTGCAGCTAAAGGAATTAAAAAAGGAACAAAGACTCAACTAGATGCAGAAGAAACTAGTGGGTCAATAAAAGAATCAGATGTAGCTAGAATGTCTATTGAAGAGTTTGATGAACAACAAGATAACATAAATAAAGCAATGCGTTCTGGTAAATTTATTTACGATTTATCTGGTAAAGCTAGATAATAACTGTTGACAATATACAATTTGTCAATATAACTATAGGCTACAGTAAATAAGAGCCTCTCTATAGACTACCTCTTACATTGTAACCTATCTACAAAAGTCTAAACACAAAGAAGAACTACCTGAATAAGTACAGGCCCAGTAGTTCTAAGGTTGGCCGACCTTAGTTTTATTGCACCCTAGAAAAACTTCAGCCTCTACTGTCATGTTTAGCTTGAAGCAAAGCCAAGCAATAATATACAGGAGGATTTCCAATGGCTTTTACAACCGCAGCAGGTCATGGTAACTTACCAAACGGTAATTTCAGTTCCATAATCTACTCCAAAAAGGTACAGCTTGCATTCCGTAAGTCTACCGTTTGTGGAGACATAACAAACTCTGATTATTTTGGGGAGATTTCTGCCCAAGGTGATACAGTAAAAATTATCAAAGAACCTGAGGTCAGTGTTTCGGCATATGCCAGAGGCACTACTATCAATGCACAAGACCTTGATGATGAAGATTTTTCATTAGTCGTTGATAAGGCTAACTATTTTGCCTTTAAGATCGACGATATTGAAGAAGCTCACTCACATGTTAATTTCATGGACATGGCAACTAACCGGGCAGCTTTCCGTTTAGCTGATCAACATGACCAAGAAGTTCTAGGTTACCTATCTGGTTTTAAACAGTCTGCTTTACACACAAATGCAGACACTGTTAATGATCAGGTTAATGGTAGTGTAGCAGTAGCAACTGCAGGTACAGATGAATTGTTGACTTCTATGAAGCTCCGCAAAGACTCATTTGGTAATATTACAACTAGCTCTGCTGGCGATCATTCGATCCCACTAGCTGCTCGTTTACCCGGTGCAACAGCACTTTCAACAGGGGTAGCTTCACCAGCAATGGTTGTGGCTCGTATGGCTCGTCTTCTTGATCAACAGCAAGTTGATAAAGCTGGACGGTGGATTGTTGTTGATCCAGTATTCATGGAAATTCTACGTGATGAAGACTCTCGTCTTTTTAACGCAGACTTCGGTGAATCAGGTGGACTACGTAATGGTCTTACTTTGAATAACTTCCACGGCTTCCGTGTATATTCTTCAAGTAATCTTCCAGCAGTAGGCACTGGCCCCGGCACTACAGGTTCAGCTAACCAGAATACTGATTTTGGTGTTATAGTTGCTGGACATGATTCTGCTATTGCAACTGCAGAGCAGATCAACAAGACAGAAACATATCGTGACCCTGACAGCTTTGCTGACATTGTTCGTGGTATGCATCTATACGGTAGGAAGATTCTTCGTCCAGAAGCAATCGTCACTGCCAAG